AACCCCTTATCAATATGCCTTAGGACTTTATCACCTGGTTTGAGCCGAAAGAATCCTGCTCTACCTGTTTCCTTTATATTATGTCTTTCCCAAAATTTGTGCACATTTTTGTACTTATCGTATAATGGTGTTCTTCTTTGTCCCATCGCATCATGCGGATCTTCACCCTTTTCGACTTTTGCCCAAACTAACGGTAAAAACCCATATGGACTCTTATCGCCACCTACACCTCTTTGCTTAGATACCCAGTCCCAGTCATCTAAGTCCATTTCGTCTAAAAACGGTTTTACGTCAATATTCTCTTCTATGATAATAATGTTTTCCATGAAAAAACCTTAAGGGTCAATTTTTGGTCGGAGTTTTTTTTGCCCTTTTTTGTAAACAAAAAGTCGTTTTTGGTTTAGGCATGAATAAGTATGTGGAAAGCAATAGATACTCGTGACTTCTCTGACCTATTGACATCAACATAGTGAATCAAATTGCTGTTGAAATAAACTCCTTTGTTTGCTTTAGGTTTTATAACACATGCATTATGATCTGATTTAGGTACAACTGCTGTATTCAAGTACCTATTAGTAAATGGACTCATGATAATAAGATCACCACATCTTGGTGGTGCTTTCAACCAGTATGCTCCACTGATCTGTCCATAAGTATGATGATGCATCATGTTAGATGCACCTTTACCGTTTATGTTAGCAAAAAGATGGACACATTCCAGACCTCTTGGTCTTACTATGTCATATGACTGTAGATATTCATAGCAATTATTTACTATCATCTCTTTCAAAGGATTGAACTGTGACATCTTATCGAGTCCAGTTTTCTGCCAACCATCTACGTTAGAGTATCCATCTGACTTAGGATCTTTTTCATGTAGTTCCATTACATGCCTAAGAGAAAGGTCTAGGACGGTAAGACTACCATCCCAGACCCCTACATGTTCATTGAAGGATAAGATATCCACTTACTCTTCTGCTAGTTTCTGAAAGTAACTTAGTGCATCATCATCTTCATTGACTGATGCTGGTGCAGATGCAGCAACAGGTTCTGGTGTTGCAGTTACGATCTCTTCCTCTTCATTAGCAACTTCTGGTGCTACAGGTGTTCTCTTGTTGTTTAGAACTGAATTCAATCTGGTTTCTAAATCTTGATATGATTTGAACTCAGATGGATTTGTGAATTCTTTGAGAGAATACTGCTTCTTCCATAGTGCTTCAAGTGCATCATCATCGTCAAGTAATGCAGAAGATGCAGCGAACTCAGAACTATCATAGTTTCTGTATCCTGCTACGTTCTTTGCTTTCAACTTGAAGTTAGCACCCTGCCAGAAATCGAATGGATCAATTGCTTCCTCGTCCTCGAACTCAGGTTGCATTGCTGCTGTAATTTTGTCGAAGATTTTCTTACCAAATTTATATAAGAATGTTTGACCTTCGTTATGAGGATTGGTTGGATCTTTTACAACATAGATGTTTGCAATGTAAGTAAGTTTTCTCTTCTGCTTACGTGCAAGGTCTTTGTCTGCATCTATGCCACTGTTCCATAGTAGTCTGTTGTACTCTGACACAGGATCTTTTTGACCAAGTGTAGTTAGACTATTCTCTATGTACCAACCACCAGGTCCTTGGAAAGCATGTGACCATACCTTTGCCCATGGTAGTTCTTCTCCGTCAGGTGCAGGGAGGAATCTGATTACAGCATAACCGTTTCCTGCTTTGTCTACTTCTAATTTCCATAGACGGTCATCAGCATTTGATGAACCAGTCGTATTCATTTTCTCTATCTCTTTGGTCAACTTAGAAGTAAGATTTCCCAAGCGAGATTGTTTTTTTAGATTTGCAAATGTCATAAGTTTGACTCGTAGTATTCGTCGTATTGAATGGATTGGTGGATTAACACCTTGCATACGCAAGTTTAGTATAGTATACTATTTAGGTGTCGTCAAGTACTAATCTTTATCTAATTTTTGGAAGAACTCTTTCAGTGTAGTCTGGTGACCTGACTCTCTACTAGGTGGTTCTTTGATGCCCATAATTTTTTTGTAGTCAATATACATTGCTTGAAGTAACCAACTCTGAGATAGACTATGAGGTCCTTCCTCAAGTAATTCTACTTGACGTTTGTTGAGTCCTGCCTTACGTGATAGGTACTCCTTTCTCCATGCATGGGGGTCTTCGTTCATGTTTCTGGTGTTGGGTTGAAATGATGAGCATACTGATCATCAATGTCTGATAACTCTATCGGCCAATTGAAAGGTGACTCACTACTGACACCTATCATGTCTGCCACTTCATCCTCATTCATCTTTTTAACTGGGACTGCATTTTATCTAGGGTATCTTTCATGTTCTTGAATATGGTAGTCATATCTGTGGTTCCAAACCCTAACATTTGAGTCTGATCTTTCAATTTATTTTTCATCTTCACTGCCTCTGGATCTTCAGACAAACACATCCTAGTCCACATTATCTGTTGCTTCTCTAAGAGTTCCTTCAATGTTTCAATGTGTTCCCACTTTGCATCGGGACTCATGTATGGAAACTTTAGTATGACTGAGTAGAGATCTTTCTGTAGGTCATAGATGTTTCTCATCTCTTCCTTCACTGTATCTGACTCAAAAAAATCTGCCATCTTTGATTTACTTCTTCTAATATTTTATATAGTTTTCATTCACATGTCAATAGCCAACTTCTATATTTTGTGCGATCTATCTTCATGAATGGTAAGTACTTTCTGATCTTCATACCAACTGATCTCCACACAGGGTCGTCTAGTTTCTTATCAAACACATCACAGAACTTGAACAGTCTTTCGTAGATACACATGTTCTCTACACTAAATCTACCAGCAAGATGTTCTTTTAGTAATGGTGGATGACCCTCTGAGGTGTCAAACAAATCGTCAATCTTATATGTCTCAAGTAATGTATTAGTCTGAGACTTGAAGTCATAGAACAAACTCTCTGATCTCCTCATCCAATCCTTATATACTACCTCTCCTGATCTGATTATGTTTCCTATCCACACACCCTCAGGGTTATCTGTTGCTACAAAGTTAGCAAGGAAGAAATTATGTATCTCATTGTCCTTATACTTCCTTGATGTTTTCTCAAAGAAATATCGATCCTTCCTCTTGTAGAATGATTCTATCTTTGCTTTCGATCTACCACCATACTTATGGTAGTCATACTTCTCTCTCGTAAAGTGGTTCTTGAATGCAAGATACTCTTTATAAGTATCAAACGGTGTCATAGGTCTCTTCAGCATGCATCGGTACGTTTTTCTTCATTGTAGCATCTAATTGCTGCGTTGCAGTAAACCAAACTGGATTACGTGGACACATCGTACAAATGTCATGAGGTTTCAACACCTCATCAAATGATTTCCTTATGTTTTCTTCGGTATCATTTATGCTTGTGGGTTTATAGTCAAGGTACTTCTTCCATGCAGGATCATCTACCTGATCTGTAGCATGCAAAGACTCCCTGAGATATGATATCATAGGGCACTTCCATAGATGTCCATTGTATAACTGACTGTTAGGGCAAGAGCAGTGCTTGAAACTCTCTTCAGGATCACCCTCCTCAAAAGGATAGTACTTTATACTATCATCATTGAATTCATACTTGACAATGTCAAACCACTGTCTTGGTTTACCATCAAGTAATCTAAATGCTTCACTAAACTCTAGTAGATTCTCTGTGTCCACACCTCTGGACTTGAGATACCTCACAAACTTTGCTGCGTTTTCCCAATTGATAGATCCCTGTGGTGTATACCATGGTTTGTGGAAGGTAAGTCTAAACACTACACCTTTCAACATCTCATCAGCAATCCATTCTTGTTCCTGTATTAGTCTAGATCCATTGCTGAATAGTTTTATATTACATTTCTGTCCTGTTGCTTCTGCCACTTCTCTTGTGACTGTGACAACTTCTTTAGTCCTTGGTTCTAATAATGGTTCACCACCTATGATACTGATGTGACTCCACACATGTATCTTTGGTAGTATGTTCTTTATATCCTCCTTCAGTGCGTCAATATCTACCCTACTGTTCACACCCAACAGACTACTGTTATGATTACATGCTCTGCATGCTAGGTTGCACCCATTGATAACATGTATACTGAGTAACCTAGTAGTAGGTCTCTCCTTTTCTAGTTCTACGATCTCTTCTGGTGTACACTTTCTAAAATTACTGATCCAAAAACCACGTTGTTCTCTCACGTAGTCGACACTAACCGCTACCTCTCTGAGTCTTTCCTCAGGTAATTGGTTGTGGATCTTTCCAAATGTCCACTCCTTGATCTTCATTAGATGCTAAAGAATTTTGCCTTAGATGTTCTCTTTAGATAATTTAGGTCAGTAGCATTGCCTTTGAGTTTTTCTTTCAAAGGTTTGGTAATGAGTTTAGAAACAGATTCTACCTCGATGTTATTCACATCACAGTAGTGACAGATTGCCTCGATGTAGTTCATTTCGTTGTTGTTACTAACAAGATTCTCAATGTCATTAGTAAACTTGTCCTGACAGAGCAATCTGTTCTTCAGGATCTCACGCATCTTTGTTTTGGCACTCATTGATTTTTTCTTCGACAAATTTTTGAATGTAAAGGACTAATTTTTTCATATACTTTATCTTATCATACTCCTCGTACACTGTCACCTCTCCGTTCTCACATGTCATAATAATAACAAGTTTCTTGACAGGTATTCCTGTACGTTCAAAGAACATACAAGCATACGCTGCTGCCTGTACAAAATAGTTCTCTATCCAATCCCTACGTTTGGGTTTCTCTGCTGTCTTGAAATCAATTATTGATAACTCTCCATTATATTCTGCGATGCAGTCGACTGTACCGGCAACACCTAACTCTTCACTGAATAAACTTTTCTCAAGAGCGTATATATTATTTATATTTTTTAGAGTCTCCTTCGCTTGAAGGAACAACATCTTAGGACTAGGTTTATCAAACTCTACCTCCTTGTTGAGTAGATGATTCTCTATCAACTCATGTGTAGCAGTACCTCTGGAGGTTGCACGTTTAGTAATTCTATTTGCTTCTGCTTCACCTATCCTCTTCCTCCAGTCAACAAAGATTTGTTTATTCCAGTGTGAGGTAACTGAAGTGATTGAGACCATGGGTCTACCATTGACAGTGTAATACCTAGCACCATCTATATTCTGCCTCTTTAGTTTAGGCAGTTCGCAGTCAACATGAGTGAACATTACAAACCTAAGGTGTGTTTACTGGTGATATAACTCTTGACTAATCCAGACCTTACTATATCATCAACACCAAACTCAACCAAAGCAAACTCAGGCATCATAGTGATGATCTTTTGAAAGTCTAAGATACCATTCTTCTCATTGGTTCTAATGAGATCGGTTTGTGCTACGTCACCGCAGAACATAATCTTAGTGTCTTCACCTACTCTTGTTATTATACTATCTAATTCATGAAAATTCAAGTTCTGTGACTCATCTACTATAACAATTGATCCATCAAGTGTTGTTCCTCTGATGAATGATGTAGACCAAAAGGTCACACTCTCCTGTGCCTTGAGATTACCCCACAACATTTCAAAGTCATTGTCTGATGCCAACTCAAACATATACTTGACCATATTTTTATATGGTATTTGATATAGTGCTGACTTGTCCTCGTGATCACCAGGTAAGAAACCTATCTCTCTGGTTGACACAAGTGATCGTACCAAGACTACCTTATTATATGGTGTCAAAGGATCTAGCACCTGTTTCAGTGCCATGTAGAGGGTGATAAATGTCTTACCTGTTCCTGCTGCACCATAAAGGAATAGGTTCTTACCCTCATTATAATGTGCAAATGCAGTAGTCTGATTAGGTGTGATGGGTTCGATCCCAACCATCATGTCAGAGTTATATGGTTTCTTCCTCTTCATTTGTTTAGCAGTCATGCCAGCACCTACACTGACTGACATTTTCTTTTTGCGTGGCATTAGAAGTGTACTGTCTTTTGTGGTTTTACTTTTGATCCTGGTACTTGTGCTACCTTTGATAGCACCTCGTTCCATCCACCATCTGTTCTACTGTAAGCATCTCCTGTGCCACTGACGGTACCTGCTGCACCCTGTGACCAATCTTTATCCCAATCAGGGTTGTCCTTTCTCCACTGATCATACTCTTTCATAGACATCATGAGTTCTTTAGTCTCACCTGTCTTCAAATTCTTTATTGGGTATGTTGGCATGTGTTTTTGTAAGTGATTTATTTATAGGTATTAATTACCTTCCTCTGTGTCTTCTCTTGTTGAGCAGCACTAAAGTGAAGAGGTTTTGCTGTACACATTCTGCATACATTATCAGGTAGTATAGATCCCTCACAAAACTTTGTCAACTCATCGTCAGCACAGTCAACAGAGACACCATCAACATAATATTCCTGCCACTCTGGATCATCACGTTGACCTGTTACATCCAACATCTCCCTAAGAAATGCAGTGTTCGGACATTTCCACAACTTACCATTATATAATTGTGAGTTAGGACATGAACAATACTTGAAACTCTTATCAGGCTTCTCATGGTTGTATGGATATACTTTATCTCCTCTCTTCTTTATACTATAGAACCACCTGTCCTTATTAGTATGATGTTCTGTTGCTCTAATTTTCCACGTCTGATTGGGAGCAGGACCTATGAACAATTCATGATCTGTCTTAGCAACAAAGTCTCTTACTGTTTTTATTATCTTGGCACCACGTTCTGTAGTCTCTGGTAAATGAAAACTAAATCTCAGATATACTTTAGGGTGGTCAAGGTATTTGTATATCCAATCATTACTTTCTAATAGTTCACCATTAGTATAAAGATACACATCATTACTAGCATGCTCTAGACATGTAGCAAATATCTCCTCGCATCTAGGATTCAAGAGTGGTTCACCACCTATCACTGACACCCTATTGATATCTACTCTTGGTAA